AGGTTGCCGATTGAACCGCTTGTTGCATCGATTGCACCAACCACCGAAAGACCACTGCTCGTTATCGACATCACAGTGCTTGCATTCGAATAAACATAGAAACCCGTGGACTTCAGCACCCAACCAAAAGATGAAGAACTGCTGCCGTAGGTTTCGTCCACCTTCTTGGAAACCTGTGCAGAGATTTCCGTTGTGGTTTGCTTAAGCGCCGAAAACTCCTGAACCACGGAAAGGACTGTGTTCTCCGCTTCCGTAACTCTTGTGATTACCGCGGAAACCGTACTCGTCAACCCGTCAATGTTGCTTTCGAGCGAGGCTTGCTTTGTGGTCAGTGTTTTCACGCTCGTTGAAAGCGTTCCAACGTTCCCCGAAACAACTCCCAAATCGTAGTCCAAATCGCTGACTTCCGCCGCCAAATCATCGACTGCGTTCTGTGCAAGGTTCGCTGCGCTTTGAGCGTTGTCCGCCTTCTTTTCCACCTTCTCCAACTTCTCGGTTGTCGCATAGGCTTTCAAGCATATTTCGCCAGTGTCCAAGTTCCAAAACGAAGAACCATCTACCGATGAAATCGTGCCTGCTTTTATGATGTTTGCCACGAGCGTTCCCGAGGTGATGAAGTCCGCCACAATCCGTCCGTCTGCGGTGATAGCCGTGTCATAGGGGCCGTTGTAACCCTTGCTCGAAAAGCCGAGTCCGTTCACGTTCCACCGCCAAACATTGACCGCTTCCTCTATTGTCGGCGCATCAAGTATAAGCAGTTCGTAAGGCTGCCCCGTATCCGTATGCGTGTGCATAACTACATAGCCACCCGTCTGCCCCGTTATTTTATCCGTGGCTTTTCGGATGGCAGAGTTGATAAGCATCGGCACTCGGTTTGCAGATGCGTTTGCCTTGTCGATTACCTTTTCAAGTTCCTCGGTACTCTGCTCTATGGTGTTCATTAAGTTGGCTTTTGCCGAACCCAAGGAAACCGAGACATACTTTTCCGCCAGGGTGTTATAAACAGTCTTGATGACCTTTGCCTTGGCTGTTATGCCCAGAACAGAATGCTTGATTGTTACGGTGTCGCAGAGCGTTAAACGCTCCAAAACTGCAGCATATTCGGGGGTCTGCCACAAAGGTTGAAAGGAAACTGTGATATTCGGAACAGCCGCATCAAGCGAATGTCCCTTGATATAGGACTCCACTTTGTTGCGCAACATCGACTCCGTGATTAACGTCCCGTCATCAAACGAATCCGTCAAATCAAGGAATAAAGTCTTTTTGTGCAAGAGCTGACTGTTCTCAATCGGCACAGTGATTTCGGGAAGCGTTACGAGTGTTTCGCCATCGTCCTCATTCTCCATAAAAGCAAACGGCAGCACTTCTGTATATACTCCGCTGTCTTCGCTCTCGTGGACGAACTTGGTGAGGTTCTTTCCGTACTCGATAACAACATCCGTGTGTTCGCCACGCCCTTGGTGGTGCTTGATATTGAAGTTGTCCCACTCGAATTCACCACCCCAAAGGTTGAGAACCGAGCCTTCCTCTCCGCCCAAGCAAGCTCGTATGCTCTTGGGTTTAAGAACCGAGAAATCCTTCGCTGCGGAATAGTCCGTTTGGAAGGTAAAGTTATGCGGACTAGTTGCGTGTTGCAAAACGTAATCCATAGCCAATTGCGGGGTCGTTGCCAACTTCTCAAACGGCATTATTCCTATCCCCGAAAGGTCATAGGAAATATGCTGTGCGTAAATGGTTATAGTCCCGTTAATCGGCAGCGAAATCTTGTAGATACGGAACGCTTGCGCTTCCTTGGTATCGTTAGGTTTCGCCTTTATAATTCTGTCTTTCAAGATTTCAGTGTAAAGCCGACCACTTGAAGGATAGGTCAACTTGCACTCGAATGTTCCGTTGCGTTCCTCCGTTACTTCGCAAGTGAGCGTTTCCGTCAATGCGCCAATACCGAAGGTGCTGAAATCGGTGGCGTCTGCTTTGAATAGAATCGGTATCATAAGCACACCCACCTTGGTACGATTTCAATGCTTTTTATCGCACCCTCAAACGATATTGTATTTCTGCCGGGATAGAGAATTGGAAATCCGTCTCCGCTGACAGTATCGTTCTTCGACTGAGTATCGTGATAGAAATTCATCTGTTCGCTGTCACACTCGGTATAGCCGTTCAGCGTTTTGAAGTACCAGATTTTATTCGAACCTTCCGATTGAATTATCAGCGTACCCTCGCCCCTTCCGTTTACCTTGATATACGGCTTTGCGTTGAAAGGATAAGGGTTTATAAGCGTGACCGCTTCCGCACTCTCAATTTTCCGCTGTCCATCATTTGAGAACCTGAACGGGTAGCAAGAAAAAGTAATAGTAAAAGTACCTATCTTTCTGCACTGCTCTCCTATGTCGAGCTTGTTGCTTATCACCGCCTTGCGGAAGAACAGCGTATCATAGCTATCCGTCAAAATATGGTAGCGATCAGGTTCGGTGTAAAGCCAAGCCTTGATTGCCGTTATTTTCTCGCCAAGTTGCTCTATGCTCCGTGCCGGTACAAAGCAAGTGTAAGATACAGTTGCGTTTGGAAATCGTCCGCTCGGCACTAGCAGTTCTCCGTCCCGTCCAGGAATAGTAACACTGCTAATGTCGAACTTCGGAACTGAATAGATACTCTTGGACTGTATCCGCACACCCATATCAGCAGACGATATTCCGTTGTATGTAAATTGTGTCATGCGAATACTGCTCCTTTTCTCTTCATAAAGTTTCCTGCCGTTTCCATAATTTCGTTGGTTAAATCAGCTATATCCTCGCCCGAATAGTTATTGAAGTTGTCAATGTTGAGCTGAATTGTCAAACCGCTTCCGCCGCCCAAAGCCGTGTCATTTACCCCATTGATGGTCTTGTTAACATCAAGCTGTAAGGGTTCGGCAGCGAAGTCGGCAGATAGGTCATTGAATACGGAATTCAAGTCCTTGGTCATATCCATTGCCGAGTCCATAACTTCCCCGGCGGAGTCGTCAATACCACCCGCCAAGCCTTCCATCATCATGTCACCGATGTACGCCATCTTCGTTGACGGAGAGTGAATGCCGAAGAAGTTCTTGATGCCTTTCCATAGGTCTTTCGCCCAACCGCTGACCTTATCCCAAATCCAACCTGCAAGGCTCTTGATACCTTCCCATAAACCACGCACCAGGTTTGCACCGATTTCAACAAATGAGCTGATACCTTGTGCAAAGCCATCTACCAGTGCTTTTATGATTTGCGGAACTGCCTTGACAAGTTCGATAATAATCTGCGGCAAATTGGCAATCAGCGAAATAAATAGCTGAATACCCGCTTGGATAAGTTGCGGAATTGAACCGAGAATTGCCTCGATAAGTCCGTTTATTATCTGCGGAATCGCCGCCACTATTGCCGTTATAATCTCGGGCAAAGCACCCACGAGCGAAATCAAAAGCTGTATGCCCGCTTGAATGATAAGCGGTATTGCACTGATAACTGCATCGATTATGCTCGATATAATTTTCGGAATTGCCTCCACTATCGCAAGGATAATGTCCGGCAACGCTCCTATGAGCGCAGTCAGTAACTTGATACCCGCATCGATTAAGAGCGGGATTGAATTCAGCACGGCTTCAATGATTCCGTTTATTATCTCGGGTATCGCTTCAACGATTGCCTCTATAATCTCCGGCAGTGCTGCCACGAGCGAAGTCAAAAGCTGAATGCCTGCATCGATAATCTCTGGAATTGAGCCGAGAATAAAATTGACGATTGCCTTTATGATTTCGGGCAGTGCTTTTATGATTGTGGGAATTGCATCAAGGATGCCTTTCACAACTCCCTTTATAAGTTCTAGCACCGCTTTCAAAATCGTAGGCAGATTGTTTATGAGCGTTTTCGCTACTTGCACAACCACGTTTACGATGGCGGGTATTAGCTTGGGAATTGCCTTTGCTATCCCCTCCACAAGCGTTGCGATGACTTGCAAAGCCACATCAATTAAAAGCGGAAGTTGGTCGATAATTCCGTCCACCAATGCCAACACCAACTGCAAGGCCCCGTCCGCTATCTGCGGAAGTGCAGCAATTAAACCGTTGAGAATTGTGAAGATTATCTGCGAAACTGCGCTGACAATCATCGGAAGGTTATCAACTATTGCTTTGCCGATTGAGCCAACCACCGAGACTATCAAGTCCAAAATCTGCGGAACATACTTCATCACGGTGTCGAGTGCTTTCGGCAATATGTCGCTTATGACATCCGCCATCTTGCTGATATCTCCACCGCATTCCTGTATGCCCCTTGTAAAGTCTCCCAAAAGGTCAACCCCGGCACCCGAAAGCTCGGTCAGTATCGGCAACAGAACTGTGCCGAGAGCGTTCTTCGCAGCAGTTGCGCCCGTGGTTAGTTTTTGGAGTTGGTCATCGTATGCGCCGTATGCGTTGAGCGTATCGTCAGACAAGACATATCCTGCCTTTCGAGCTTCTTCGCCAAGCTCTGCCATACGCTCTGCACCCGCTACTATCAACGGGTTAAGCTCTTGTGCAGACTTGCCGAGAACTTGCATTGCAATCGCATCACGCTCGGTTTCATTTTCAATTTGACCGAGTGCTTCGATAAGCTCCCAGTAAACTTCATCACTGTCTCGAAGGTTGCCTTCTGCATCCACCACCGAAACACCAAGTTGCTCATACGCTTCGGCATACGCTTTCGAACCATCCGCCGCCGACTTCATCGACTTGATGTTCTTCGCCATTGACTTGGTCAGCGTTTCAACGGACACGTCCACAAGCTCTGCCGCATACATATACTCTTGCAGTTTTTCCGTGGAGATGCCCGTAACTGTTGATTCGGTGAGAACGGTATCGGCATAAGCCGCACCCTCTCTCGTCATATCCACTAACGCTTTACCCGCCGCTATTGCGGCAGCGGAAACGGCAGCGAAGGCGGCGGTAAGTGCGGCAGCAACGCCTTTACACACACCGCCGAGTGCTTCCATCTTGGACGAAGATTTGTCGGCTTGATTGCCTGCATCCTCAATTTCGTCACCCATCTTGTCAGCCGACTTCTCCGCATCGTTCATTCCCGAACTGGTGGATTTAAGAGCCGATTGGTTTTCCTTCAGCTCTTTTTCCATTCCGTTCAGTTCCGCTTGTGCGTTATTAAGTTGTATCTGCCAAGCCTGGGTTCGCTTGTCAGTTTCACCGAAGGATGAAGCCGCATTTGCAAGGGCTGAACGCAAAACTTCAATCTTCTGCTTCTGCGTATCGATGGACTTTTCTAGAACTTCGTTCCGCGCCGTGAGAGCCTGTACGGACTGGTCATTCTTTGCGAACTCACTGTCCACTAGCTTCATTTCCGAACCGAGAACCTTGAAGGCTTGATTAATTGATGTCAGTTGCGACTTGAACTCTTTCTCGCCTTCCAGTCCTATCTTTAAACCGAAATTCTCCGATGCCATTCTGCGTTCACCTCCTTTTTAGATTCCATCGGGTATGATGTCATCAATGAACACCTCTACCTTCGCTTTCGTAATTCCGTGGTATTGCTTGTGGCATTCCCACAAATCCAACAGCAAGCCGAACGGCATCAGCCAAATTTCGTCCTGCGTTAAATGTAAATGCGCTAACCCGTAATAAAGAAGACGAGTAAACAACTCATCGTCACTTACTCGCCCACTCCGTTTTTTGAGTCTGCCTCGCTTTCCACGTTGCGTTTCGTTCCCTTAAACAAGCACTGCGTGATGGCATCTTTGTAGGTTGCCAAATCCGTAGGCGTAGTCAAGAGTTCGACTTCCTCCGCTGTAAGGAGCGGTCTTTCGCTGCCTTGGTTGCGAAGGTTGAAAATCTGTATCGACTGATTCGCAAGCGTAACTATAAGCCAAATAACCTCATCGAGTGCTTGCTCAAAGTTCTCGCTTTTCATCAGTTTTTCTCCAAGGTTCTCCAAGCCGCCATATCGCCCGGCGATTGCCTTGGTTGCCTTTGTGGTAAGGATAAGTTCATAGTCCTTGCCGCCGATATTGATGCTTACTGCTCTTTCGTCCATGGTTACTTGCTACCTCCGCTTGTACTTACTTTGGTTGCACTTGCTTCCTTGCCCACGGTTGATGCTTGAGCCGTGGTTTCCGCTTCGTATGAAGGTTCATAAACCTCGTCATACCATTTGCTTACCACTGCGCTAGTTTCCGCCGACTCCGTAACTTCCGCCTTCCACGGGTGATTCTTGTTTCCGTCAAGTTTATTTCTGCGAAAAATCGAGCCTTCAATGGTCGGTGTCTGGAACGAAATCGAATCGCCCTTGGTCGCAAGGTTCGTAGCGGGAACACCGAACAGAACTCTGTACAGCCAATAATACTTGTACTTGCCGTTTGCCTTCTTCGCTCTGAAACCGACTGCCACATACTTCGAGGTATCTTCCGAACCCGAAATAAGAACGCCGTTGCTATCGAGTTTTGCACCGACAAGGTCTGCCGCAACTGCGTGTCCGATATCGTCCACGCCGAGCGAGAGCGTACCGCCTTTGAATTCCTTCACCGCTTCCGCTTGCCCGTCATCCGCATACAACGTAGCCTCGTTCAGTTCAACCGACAAGTCCGCCGAGATTGCCTTGGCGAGTTGCTTGGGTTTGCCGTAGGTTTCGTTGCCGTTCGCATCTTCAGTAATATCGGCATAGAAAAGTTTGTCAAGACCGATTGTTGCCATTTGTTTTAATCCTCCAATTCATAGTTTTGGGCTACGTCGATTGTGTATTGGTGGTAGCCCGCACCAGTATCGTAACCATTGTATCTTCTGCCATTTATGCAAAAGTCACGAGACAGAAGTTTCCTGATTATTCTGTTTTTAAGTTTGATATAGTTCCCCTTTGAGAAAAGCGTGATGCGTACTTCTTGAACATCCGTTAACGGCATATTATCTGCGTTAAGCGGAAAAGTATCTTCAAGCGGTACAAGCACGATATATGTGTCAGGTGCTTCGCTTTTAAAGACTCCCGTCTCCAAACGAATGCCAAGACCATGCACCAGCTCGTGGACTTCTTCAAGAATGTTCATAGCTTCTTTATCTCCTTTTCAAGCGTGGCAACCATCGTGTCAATGCACTCCGATTTGCTTTGGCTTTTAGCGGGTTTCAAGAACGGCTTTGCAGGTTGATTGTGCTTTCCGTACTCGATTATGTTCGCAACCATAGCGTTGGAACTTCCGTCCCTTCTCGGTTCGTCAAAACCCACCTTGATGTTTGGGTTTCCATCTCTGTCCAATCGAACCCCAGACAAGCCAAGTGCAGATACAAGCTCTCCTGAACTTTCACCGCTCAACACCGAGACAAGATTGCTCCGTGTCTTTTGCAGAACCACCTCACCACCTGCTTGAAGAACCTTCTCGCTTACTTCGTCCATATGGATTCCAAGCGAGGATAGTTTTTTAAGGAAATCCTCGGGGAGCTTGTATGTGCATTTAGCCATTTGAAGCCTCCACTCTTTTCGCCAGAACTTCCGTGTACATATTCCGTCCCTTTACGTTTTCAACGGATAGAATGTTGTACCGAATGCCCTCGCAAATAATGTAGTGTTTTGTTGTTATTTCCAGGTGTGGAATCCGTCTGAACCGAAACAGCTCCGTAGCCTCCGAAAAAGCCGCCAAATTCGCCCAACGTTCGCTTCCGTGCCGACCTTCGACAAACACTCGCATCTCTGCGACAACGCCCACAGTCTTCCAATTAAAGCCCTCTGAATCGATTCTTTCCATCTCGATGCAAAGTTGCGCTTTCCTGTTCATCAGTCCAAGTGCCATAAGCCTACACCTTCCAATCTCTGTCCAAAATCAACAGCCGATTTACAGTGTTCCAAACTTCCGCCGCCGCTTGGGGCGAGTTAGCAAAAAAGCCTGCCGTAGAGCCATCCCTACTTTCGTAGAAATGGCTGGCAAGCATAACCACCCCTTGAAGGGTAGTTTCACTCATTTCGTTGTTTCTGTAATAGTTCCGTTCCAAGTGCTGATAGCTTTCCGCATAGGATATTGCGGCAGCAATGTAAGCACTGATGATTCCGTCATCGTCTGTAAAGTCAATTATTAAGTTTTTCTTGACTCGCATTAAAATTGCTTTGTTATCCATTACTGCCGCCCTCCTATGTTTCTGCTTACGAACCTGCCTTGACCTTTAAAATCTTGACAGCCTCGGGAAGCACAAGTCTTGCATCAAGTCTCTTGGTAGCCAAGAAACCGATTTGTCCTTTGTCTGCGTAAAGTTCGTTCAAACGCTTGAAAGTGATGCCTTCTCTGTCTCCTACCCAGTAATAGGAAAGGTCACCGAATGCTATGACTTTCTTGCCCGCCGCAATGCCGGGGATGGAGTTGGACGAATACACGGGTCTGCCGAGAAGCGTATCGGGAAGTCCTACCTGTAAGGAAGGCTGCCAGAGGTACTGCTTGTTTTCGTCCTTGAGTTTTCTGATTGCCTGGATGGTGCTGTCGTTCAACAGCCATACTGCGTTCTTGCGGTAAGGTGCGCGAAGGCTGTGGTAAAGGTCGATGAGTTCGTCCGCCGTTATTGTGTTCGCCGCCGTGGTAACACCAACTTCGCCGCCTTCCCTATCGTCAAAGAGACCGAAAGGTCTGTCCGTACCCGTGCCGGACACAAACGCATCTTCCTCTGCGTTGGAAATCTGTCTGTTGAATTCCTGACGGAAATAACTCTCAAGGTCGAATGCGGAGTCGTTTAACAGTTCCTCCGAAACCTTGATGAGCGCAGTCAGTTTGTGCGCGCCGATGGACTTCTCTGAGAACTTCTGCGTGGTCTCGGGAATCGATGCGCCTTCGTCCGTCCAGGTTGCCGAGCCGTGTGCCGATACAACGGGAATCTTGTGTGCGCCCGATGCCGTGGTGAAAACGTGTGCGAGTTTACGGATAACGAGCGTATCGTTCAATCCGTCAATGAGCGTTTTCTCAAAGGTATCCGGCACAAGGAAACCGCCATCTGCATCCGTGCCTTCCGAGAGTGCGTTCAGCACTTCCGAGCCAGGCGTCTTCTTACGCATAACGTTCCAGAAGTTCTTCTTGTAACCCTTGGATGCTCTGCCCTTGTTATCGTCATCCTCTGCCGTAGCCGACATAGGTTTTGCCGTTAAGGGTGCGTTCACGGGTTTGTTGAGTTCTGCCTCGATTGCATCCTTGCGCTCTCTACGCTTGATTTCCGTGGTCAAATCTTCGAGTTCTTTTTCCATCTTGTTGTAGGTGGCGTCGTCTTCCGCCGAAAGTACACCTTTTTCGTTTGCGTGGGTGTCAAGGAACGATTCCATTGCACTCCACAGCTTTGCCCTGCTGTCTCTTAATTCAGCGATTGTTTTCATTTTTTATTCCTCCGAATTTTAAATAAATTTTTTGATTGTTTGAAGAGCGATTTTAAGCTCTGCGACTTTCCGTCCCTGGGGAACGGGTTCTTCAGTTGTTGCATTTTGTGCAACTACTGCCTTTGCCTTTTCCTTCGATACCTTGGCGGTGATACGGCCCCACATAGCGTTGTCAGTCTCCTTTGCGGAAAACATAAACGCCTCGGTTGCGACTTTCTTGTCATCTTCGATAAGCGCATCCGCGAAACCAAGCTCAATGGCTTTTTTTGCGTTCATCCACGTTTCGTTTTCCATAAGGTGTGAAAGCACCGCTCTTGATTGACCCGTCTTGATTTCGTAAGCATTGATGATTGACTGTTTCACTTCGTCCAAAAGGTCGATTGCTTTCTGCATGTCGTTGTGGTCACCGAAAGCCATAGTCGAAGGATTGTGAATCATCATAAGCGCCGTGGGACTCATCAGCACCTTCGTTCCCGCCATTGCGATTACGCTTGCTGCCGATGCCGCAATTCCGTCAATCTTGACTGTAACTTCGCCCTTGTAGTCCATCAGCATCGAATAAATTTGACTTGCCGCCACGCAATCTCCGCCGGGACTGTTAATCCAAATCGTGATTGCACCGCTTCCTGCGTTCAATTCGTCTTTGAACATCTTCGGGGTTATGTCATCGTCAAACCACGACTCGTCCGCTATCGTGCCGTTCAGCTCAAGGACTCGCTCGGGTGTTTCGCCGTCTTGGTTTTTCCAATTCCAAAACTTCCTCATTCTCTGTCTCCTTTTCGTTATTTTTTTCTGCATAAGCACCTGCTTGGTTGAGCGGGAGCATATTGCCGTTTATAAGATACAAGTCCCCACCTTGCTCGGGGGTTAACTTATCCAAGTCTTCAAGCTCACGGATATCGTTTGCCGACATCCATCCGTTCTGCCTTGCGATTGCGTATCCGTTCATGCGGCTTTGATAATCACCACGCAGCAAGCCTTCCAACTTGAACTTGAAAAAGTACACCTTCTTCTCGTCTTCGGAAAGCAGTGAGCGTGAGAGCGATTGCTCCCAACGAACCACCCACGGGTCAAGCGTGTATTTGACGAACTCAAGACTCTGTTGCTCTATATTTGAAAAGCTCGACTTCTCAAGGTCTCCAACCATATGCGGTGGAACTCTGAAAATTCGAGCTATTTCGTTTATTTGAAATTTGCGTGTTTCCAGGAACTGCGCTTGCTCGGGCGAGATGGAAATCGGTGTGTACTTCATTCCTTCTTCAAGCACTGCAACCTTGCCCGAATTTCCGCTTCCGCCGAACTGCGACTGCCAAGCCTCTCGAACCCTTGTTGGGTCTTTGATTGTGCCGGGATGTTCAAGCACACCCGAAGGTGCTGCGCCGTTCGCAAAGAATTTACTGCCGAACTCCTCCGTTGCGATTGCTAAGCCGATAGCGTTTTTCGCCATTGCTATGGGACTATACCCCACCAACCCGTCAAAGCCAAGTCCAGGAATATGCAACACATCCTTCGGCTCAAGCGTTACGGACGAGCCTTGCATTGTGTTCGCTTCGCCTTCGCTGCGTGTGTAGGTATAATAGAGTTTTCCGCTCTCATCCCTATCCACTTGCATCTTGTTTGGCATCAGCGGATACAAGGCAATAATCTCACCCTTGCCGTTTCGGATTATTTGTGCATACGCATTGCCCCAAAGCAGCAAGTGTGTCATCAGCGTTTCGCGGAACACAAACGAACTCATCTCGGGGTTCGGCTCATCGTGCAGTAAGTGATAAAGGTTTGTGTCGATTGCCATTTCCTTCGAGCCATCTTCCTTGTACCGATAGAAATGCAACGGCAACCCTGCAACCGCTTCCGAAAGTATTCTCACGCAAGCATATACCGCAGTCATTTGCATTGCACTTCGTTCGGTTACCGATTTGCCCGATGACGAACTTCCCATAAAAAAGGCGAAACTGCTGCCCGCAGTTCTGTCCTTAACCTTGGGTGCATCTCTCGACTTTTTTCTGTTCTTGAAAAGTCCCATAAGTCCTCCTTAAATAAAAATAAGTCCACGGCTGTCATAGATGGATTCGGCTGTTGTGCCGTTGCGGATAGCTCTGTCCAAAGCCATCACGGTTGCAACCGCTCCGTCTATCTTTTCCGTTGACTTCGATTTGTCCATTTTGATATTGCTCGCTGGGTCCGTTCTCACGCACACGTTGTCCATCATCCAATGCAAGACTGGTTGACCATTGTGGCGGATTTTCTTACCAAGCACCAAGTTCATCAGTTCCTTGGTTGCGGGACTCATATCCTTGAACCCCTGTCCAAACGGAATAACCGTAAAGCCAAGGTTCTCAAGGTTCTGTGTCATCTGAACAGCACCCCATCGGTCAAAGGCGATTTCCTTTATGTTGTACTTCTTCCCTAGCTCGTCTATGAACTGCTCGATAAAGCCGTAGTGAATAACATTGCCTTCGGTGGTTTGTATGAACCCTTGCTGTTCCCAAATGTCGTAAGGCACATGGTCTTTTGCCACACGCTTTTCCAAGTTCTCCTCGGGTATCCAGAAGAACGGCAAGATGTAATAATTCTCATCCGCTTCCGTTGGCGGAAACACCAACACAAACGCCGTAATATCGGTTGAGGACGAAAGGTCAAGTCCGCCGTAGCACACACGCCCTTCCAAGCTCTCGGGCGAGAAATCCGCCTTACAAGCCTCCCACTTTTCCATCGGCATCCAACGCACCGCTTGCTTTACCCATTGGTTCAAACGCAGTTGTCGGAAAGCGTTCTCCTCGGCGGGGTTCTGCCTTGCCGATTCAAACGCTGCTCGTACCTTGTCAATGCCTACCGTTATCCCCAGGCTAGGGTTCGCCTTCTTCCATACTTTTGGATCCGTCCAGTCATCGTTTTCGTCCGCGCCGTATATGACGGGGTAAAAGGTGTGGTCTATCTTTCTGCCTTGAATGATGTCCTTTGCTTTTTGGTGCGTTTCGTAGCAGATGGATTTCGTATCCGTTCCCGCAGTAGTGATTAAGAAATACAGCGGTTGCATACGGGCATCACCAGAACCCTTGGTCATAACATCAAAGAGCTTTCGGTTCGGCTGTGTGTGCAACTCGTCAAACACAACCCCGTGTATATTGAAACCGTGCTTGCTGTACGCTTCCGCTGAAAGAACTTGATAGAAACTGTTCTTCGGCAAGTAAACGATACGCTTGCTTGCGGTCAGTATCTTGCACCGCTTGTTCAGGGCAGGACACATTCGTATCATATCCGCAGCGACTTCAAAGACAATCGATGCTTGCCCTCTGTCCGCCGCACAGCCGTACACTTCGGCTCGTTCTTCGCCATCCCCACAAGTAAGCAAAAGAGCGATGCCTGCCGCCAACTCGCTCTTGCCCATCTTCTTGGGTATTTCTATGTACGCAGTGTTGAACTGCCGATAGCCGTTTGGTTTAAGTATTCCGAAAATGTCTCGGATTATCTGTTCTTGCCAATCGATAAGTTCAAACGGCTCTCCTGCCCACGTGCCTTTCGTATGGCAAAGGCACTGTATAAAATTGACTGCGTAGTCCGCCGCCTCCTTGTTGTAAACGGAGTCCTTGGCTTTGAACTTGGTCGGCACATATTTCTTTAGCTTTCTCAAGTAGCCTTGCCTCCCTTATATTTTTGCAAAAGAAAAAGCCGACCTTTCAGTCGACCTTTCGTTTGGTGTTGTCTGTTTTAAGTTTTCGTCAAACCGCTTCTCGGTACTTGTTGCGTTTGACCTGTCTATCTACTTGCCGTAGATACAAAATCATATCGTGGATACGGAAATCTCCGTTCTCCTCGGCTATCAGCCGCTCTTGCTCCATAAACCTTTTCGCCGTTGGGGAGATGTCCGTGCTTTTCGCTCGAATCACTTTGATAAGCGTTTCGGTTACAACCACCCCATCGAAGTTGGGTTGAACGGCTTCAACGTAGTCGCAAATTGTGTTCCGAATTTCCGCCGCCTTCATCCCTTTGACTTCCTTTGCCTTGTACTGCATTTCTTCACCTCTTGCTTTTATTTTCGTAGTCGGCTACCGCCGCTATGATTTCCGTCTTGGTTTCTTCCGCAACCCCGGCAATGTCCAACGCTTCCCGTGTTCCGCAGAGCGGGCAGATTTCTTGATAGTTGTCAAACCTTGAAATCGCAGGTCGCGCCGTGTAGGTCTTTCCGCACTTGGGGCATACTCTCGTCTGTTCCATTCCGCACCGCCTTAATTGTAATCGCGCAGTACCCAGTCAAGGGCTGCTTGTTCGGTCTTGGTCTTGGGTTTGATGTCCCAACCCCTATCGTAGTTCACGACTTCCTTGCCCGTGTTCTCGTTCTTGATGGTCAGCTTGGAAACCCTTCCGCCGTTAATGCCGAACTCCGAACCTTCGTCATACTGCTTTACCCAGTAGCGGAAGGTTATGCCCCTTATCTCGATTCTGCCGTTCTTCCAATGGCTGTCGGTCTGGGGTTGGCTTCCTTCTTCGTAGCAAGGAACATAAAAGCTCTGCTCTTTGCCGTTGATAATCAGGTGAATTGACCTGGGGTTCTGCAAACCCCCTGCCGTTCCCGTTACCGTGCCAAGGGAAAGAACCTCGGCATCTCCGTGCTGCTCTGCAATCTTCTGAAGGCTTGCTATGTACTCGTTTAAGGTTACGAACTTTTTCATACTCTTACCACCTTTTTGGTTTTTCTCTGTGCATCAAATTCGGCTTGTGCTTTCTCGCCCGCTTTTGCGGCAGCGTTGATTGCCGTTCTAGCTTTCGCTTGCGCAATCTCCGCTTTTTCAAAAGCATCGAACTCGGCATCCGTAAGGTTGCCCTTGGAAAGCTCCCAAAGCTCATCGTGCGCTTTCATTGCGCAGTCCGCAGCCATCTTTGCGGTGTCGGCGCAGCTCCAAGCCTTCGTTACAAAACCTTGCTCTGCGTAAGCTACCGCCTTTTCTGCGTAGGTGATGGCGAATTCGCCTTCCCTTTTGCAGGCTTCCTTTGCTTGCTTTTTGGTGCCGTATAATTTTGCCATTTTGATGCTCCTTCGGGGGTTTGCCCCTTCACTTTTTGTAGGTGTATATTAACTCTAAAACGAATATATATCCAGTGATAATCGCAAGAATTATGAAGATTTTATGATTTATTTTTAGGTTTTTTTGCCCCCTTTTTTCAACGAAAAAACCACCCTTTCGGGTGGCTTATTTGGCTTTGTTTACTTGCTGATTACTGCGCTATATCTTGCGTAATCGTAACCTTCGCTGTTCACCAGAATGCTGACCTTGCTGCCCCTTGCGGTAACCTTGATGCAGTGCCAGATTCCGTTCTCGTCCATCCGCATTAAGTTGCGGTTGATTTTGATGAAGTCCTTATCTTCCAAAAGGTCATCGCAGAACGCTGCGAACTCGCCGGGGGACAAGGTTACGGTCTTTTCAATGACCACTTCCCGCTTGGCTTTCGTACCGCTGTAAATCTCGATGCACTTCTTGGCTACTTCCCAATCTTTTACGCTTGCCGCTTTTCTTACCATGTACGCTTTCATTTTCGTTTCTCCTTACCTTAAGCAATGCTCAACATTCCGCTTTTGGAAACCTTGTAGGAAATCTTGCATCCGATTCTTGCTGCCACGTAGATGAGGTTGTCAAGTGCCGTTCTGTAATCCTGCACCGCAGCCTTGTCACCGTACTTTTTGTAGTGGTTGTGGTCTCTTACCAAAATCTCTGCTTTTTCTCTTGCGTATGTTGCGTTCATTGTCGTTGTCTCCTTCGCTTTTTGTATGTGTATATTAACTCTAAAACACTTATATATCCAGTGAATTTCGCAACAATTTTGAACTGTTTTTAAAGATTTTTCAGGTATTTTTCAACGAAAAAACCGCCCGATTAGGGCGGTAATATGCTTTAGTTTCCGTGGTTTTTCGGCATCAGCTTCCGAAAAGAATTCTGCCCGTTTCGAGGACTTCGTAATCGTGCAGCACTTCAATGATGCTCGTGATGTCATCGTACTCGTCTTCTGCGTAGGTGCTTAATTCGTCCCACCATCTTGTTCTCAAAACCTCGCGCCTGTCAACCGCACCAACCGAACCAAGGTTGCTATCGTATGCTTCGGGGTCATAGGTTGCTGCCTCTGCGTTGAAGGCATCTTTCAGTTTCAACCAAAGCTCGTGCGCCTTGCGGTAGGTCTCGGGGTTCGTTACCCCAGTCTTCTTGGCTACCGAGCCAACTCCGAAGGTCGGGAACTTTACCACCGTGTCCATATTCGCAATAACTTCTTCCGCCGTTTTCCATTCATATTTGTAGGTCTTGATGTTTTTCATTTTTCGCTTGTCTCCTTCGCTTTTTGTAGGTGTATATTAACTCTAATACACTTATATATCCAGTGAATTTCGGCAATATAATGAAACTTTTTTGATTAATTTTCGGCTTTTTTTGCACCGAAAAAACCACCCCGAAAGGTGGTTAAAATCGATGATATTGCGGGGGCAATGGTTATTTAGCACTTGTCGGAACAGACGAGCTTTCCGCTGCGTAGGTCAATGAGTATCTCAACATACCGCTCCCGTTCAGAACCTTCGCTGTTCACAACGCAGGTCTCGTAAAAGTCGATTGCCTCTTGGCGGTCATCAAAGGTGCGCTCCTTATCGTAGCAGATGGTCTTGACATAGTTCAGCACCTTGCAAACATCTAAGGGATAGGTTACTGCAAGTCCGCTGCCATTGTCCCAGTCCACGTGAATGTTGCCGATATCGTCAACGCACCTAACCGTTCCCTTTGTGCCAGGGGGCGGCGGTGAAAACGGGTCATCCATTTTGATAAGCTCTACCCTTGCGCCAACAGGATACTGCTGACGAAGGCTTTCAAGTTCGCTTGGTTTAATCATTTGTCCTACCTCCGTGATTAGTTGATTTTGATGATAAAAGCTGGAGCTTTTTCCTGAATCATTTGGTCTGTGTCGGGGTCAATGGTCTGCCTGATGGCAACTTCTTTCATCCCTTCAACCGTGCATCCGTTCTTGATAAACTCCCAAATCGTGTCGATTGCTCCGCTCCAAGTCGAAGTGAATGCAATCTGCTTGATGCCGTACTCTCGGCATTCCTTGACGATGGGTGCCACTTCCTTCGTCCACTTCACATCGTCAAGGACTAGGTCATCCGAGCCGAGTCGCTTGCTCGTGTGGTATGCCCAGTATAAATCTGCGCTGATTTGTTTGAACGCTGCATCGTCCTTCTTTTCTGCAATTTCATCGTACTTCGCAATGGTTATCATTTCTTGCTCCTTCAGGGGTTTGCCCCCTTCGTTTTTGGTAGGTGTATATTAACTCTAACTGGAATATATATCCAGCGATAATCGCAAGAATTATGCAGATTTTTTGATTAAATTTACGATGGCAGCAAGCACAAATTTTACGCACGGCAAGGCTACTCCGTTGCCCCAAAGTTTATACTCGGCGGCGTCGGAATAAGGGTCTTTGATGTACGAAATTATCTGCGACCTTGTCTTCGGCTTTATCTCGCTCCCGGTTGTGATGCGGTAGGTTTCAAACACCTCCGTCCAAAACTCAATGTCCGCTTCCGTGGGTTCTGCAATTCCAAGGTTGCAGCACCAATCGCTAGGGAACCCTTGAAGTCTCGCACACTCCGTGGGTGTCAATCTACGCACCGAATAATCCGTTCCGACCATTCCGTTATGGTAGCCGGGGCAAGTTCCGTTCACCACGGTGTTGCCTTGGTTCTTCAAGACATACTTGCCAACATCACGGCTTGCCGAAGGGTCGAACCCATAAGGCTCACAAACTGCGCCGGGGCCTTTCGCCATAAGCGGAGGTTCGAGTTCTTCTTCGAAGGAAGGTTTGAACTTTGCGTTCGTTCCTTGGTTGAAAGCATCTCTCCCCACTCCGTAGCTAGGAGCGTTGATGACATTCGGGTCTTTATAGTCCCTTGCCATCAGCGTGGGCGATTTCTCTTTTTCGACATCGGTGTAACTGCCCGTGGTCATACAATAAACCGCAGGTTCGCCACCATGCGTACAAGTCAAGGTCGGTGCCTGGTTCTTTGAAACATTGCAAGCCGACTTCCCTCCGCCTTGGTCTACTGCGTAAACTTCCTTGTCATTGGTGTGTTCTTCCACCACCGCAATTCCGCCTTGATTACAAGCAGGGTTTCCGCCGTTCCCGTCAAGCGTTCTTGAAGTTTCCGCCTCGTAGATACCGCTGTTCGGGTTGCTTGATTTCATCGAATTGCTGTCCTTGGCACAGATGCCAAAGGTGCGCTGAATCACGCAGTTGAAGTTGTCCTTGTCGGGCATCCGCTGATTGCCACCTGCGTTCTGCTTTGTGAGCGTGGGCGAGATTTGTCCGCCATCCCAATTGCACGATTCGGCATCAACCACAAACGGCTGATTGTTACCGCCCATTCCATAGGTCGATGCCACAGTCGGCGCAACCTTTAATGGTCCCGTGTACCTTGTGTCCTGGCTATGGTTTTCGTACAGCTCGGGGAACTCGTCACCTTTCTGTTCTTCGTTCAAGATTAACGGAACATTCCCTCCGCCCGTTCCCATTCGAGATGTGAGCGTTTGAACTTTGCCATCTTCCGCTATTCCGACACGGCTGTCCGCAGGATGATTTTCTAGTGATAACGCTGCCGGGACTCTGCTAGCTCGTAGCGTGGGTGATGTTTCTTCTTCGTAGCCGATGCCACGGGACTTGGACGAATGTTCGGTGTTGAACCCCGCCGCCATTACGCAAGGCGGATGATGCGCTTCCGCTCGAAGTGCCGCCACCTTATCTTCGGTAACTCCCATACGGCTTCCGCCTTGGTCGTTCAGCACCACTCCGTTTCTGCCCGAGGACATTCCGCAGTTCACACCGAGCGTTGATTCAACTTCGCACGTTAAACTTGCGTTGTATCCGTCAAAGCCTGTCGCTCGAGCGCAAGCCTCAACACCTCCGGCAGTTCCTTCCCTCGTATCGCTGCTCTCCGCAGTATCCCTTGACAAGCCTTCGGACTCAAATAATATTTGTCCGGCACACTCGCTTCCAAAATCTGCGACAAGGTAGATTCTACGGCGTCTTTGAGGGACTCCGAAGTATTGCGCATCGATTGTGCGCCAAGCGACAGAGTAACCGTCTCCCACGATTTCTCCCGCATAAGTCCACTTCCCACCTTGAGGTTCAGGAATATGTATTTCTGGTTCTTTAACGGAGCAGACTGCTTCGAGAACCGAGCGGAAGTCTTGCCCTTTGTTTGAGCTGAAGGCTCCGGGGACATTTTCCCAAACAATGAACCTTGGATATTTTCCATTGGTCTTTCTCCTCATTTCTTTGATGATGCGTATGGCTTGGTAGAAAAGGTTTGACCTTACTCCGTCTTCCAAGCCTGCTCTCTTCCCCGCAACCGATAGGTCTTGGCAAGGCGAACCAAACGTGATGATATCCACGGGTTCAACCTCGCCGCCATCTATCTTTGAAACATCTCCGTAGTGTTTCACCTGGGGGAAGTGTTTATTCGTTACGGCAACTGCAAACGGCTCAATCTCGGACTTCCACTTGGGTTCAATGCCGCAAAGCACTCCCGCAAGCGGAAAGCCACCCGAGCCATCAAACAGACTGCCCAGTGTTAACTTCGTCATTTTCGTTTAACTCCTTCACGAGTTCCTTGTAAGGTATCTGCTGTCCGCCACGGATGCAGTAAACGTTATCGGCATCGTTGGTGTTCTCCACATACCTGCGAAGAATAACCGATGCGTACTTTTCGTCAAGTTCCATCGTGTAGCAAATGCGGTTTGAAAGTTCGCAAGCCATAAGTGTGGAACCACTACCACCGAAGGTATCCACTACGATTGCGTTCTCTTGCGTTGAGTTCTTCAACGGATAGGAAAGCAAATCAAGCGGTTTACTGGTGGGATGGTTCTCGTTGCGCTTTGGCTTTTTGAAGTTCCAAATCGTGGTCTGCTTTCTGTCGGAATACCAACTATGCTTGCCGTTCTTCAAGAACCCGTAAAGCACAGGCTCGTGCTGCCACTGATAATCACTGCGACCAAGAACGAGCGAGTCCTTAACCCAGATGCAACAACCCGCCAAATGGAAACCTGCGTTCTGGAATGCGTTACGGAAATTCAAGCCTTCGGTGTCAGCGTGGAAAACATATCCCGCCGCCCCCGGCTCTGCGTGTGCGACCATATTCTTGAAAGCCGCAAGCAAGAAGTTGTAAAACTCCTCGTTCTTCAACGAGTCATTCTGTATCTTCAAGCCACTCGAAGATGTGAACGATACTCCGTAGGGCGGGTCGGTCAAGATAAGGTTCGCCTTCTTGCCATCCATCAGAAGGTTGACATCGGCTTCGCTCGTTGCATCACCGCACACAAGTCTGTGCCTTCCGACAACCCACACATCACCACGCTCAACGAAGGATGCCTTCTCCAACGCTTCCGTAAGGTCATAGTCATCGTCTTCAACCTCGGCTTTGTCTTCCGCAAAGAAGTCTGCGAGTTCCTTTTCGTCAAAACCCGTAAGACCAAGGTCGAAGTTCAGACCTTCCAACTCCTGCAATTCTACACGCAGAAGTTCTTCGTCCCAACCCGCATCAAGCGCCATTCGGTTATCCGCCAAGATGTACGCTTTCTTCTGCGCTTCGGTGAGATGGTCAACGAACACACAAGGCACTTTCTTGATGCCTTCCGCCTTCGCCGCCATAACTCTGCCGTGTCCGGCAATAATGGTCAAATCCCTGTCAACGATGACGGGATTAATAAACCCGAACTCACGCAGCGAAGAACGGAGTTTCAAAATCTGTTCTTGACTGTGGGTTCGGGCATTGTTTGCGTAAGGTATTAATTTGTCGGTTGAAACGAGTGTCAGTTCGCTAGTAGTTTTCATCAGACCAACCCCCACTCTGCAAACTTCTCAAAGCCGCCGAGGTCGGTGATGAACTCCCTAGCTATCGCCACGATTTCATCATAGGGTTTTCCGTCAATGTACTCGTCACCGATTGCACAGCACAGTTCAACCGGCACACCCGTTTCTTGCGCTTTGATGAACGCATACACATTCACGCTCACATCCGCTTTCGAGAGGTCTTTGCCGTGCAAGCCACCGCCCGTTACGCTGTCCGCCATATCCGAGCCGAGCTTGCGGTTGGTTGCACCCGTGTCAACATCAGTGCCACCAAACCAATCTCCAAGCGGGTTGACTTCTGCGTTTTTATACTTGCTCGAAAGCTCTGCACTTCTCGCTTGGCTCTGGCATATGATGAGCCTTTCGCCGTTCAGTATGTATTTCCCGTCCGTAGGGTACGCAGCATAGATTTCTCTTGCCACCCTTGCGAGTTCTTTCTGCTCCTTGGTAAGCGGTACACCCCTGAATATGCCGTTGTCACCACACTTGAAACCATCTGCCTGGTTGTCTGCGAGATGCTTGTCTTGCGGCACTTCAACATAGTCCACTGCGATGTTCCCGGCGATGCGTTTTACAAGGTCTTTGACTTCCGACGTTGCCAAGCACACCGAGCTTTCCGCAATGATGTGGCACTTGCCGTGTCCTATCAGAACTTCCACCGCAATCTTGGGGTTCTCCTGGTTGTTGTACGCAAGGTCAACTATCGCACCCGCAATACGGTCAGCCACCTTGTCGGGATGGCTAGGGTTTACTTTTTCAAACATTTTTACTTCCTCCTGGTATTAAGTAATCTTTCCATCAAATCGTCCTGGGGGTTCGCACCTGAATAATCAACAGTGCAGTTGTCCTTGACGATTTGATAAATTTCATTCCATTGCCTTATGGCTTGGTTCATGTATTGAATGCCGATATTGATGAACGGCGAAGGTATCGGCTTACCCGTTGTCGGATGCCTACCCAACATACCGAGTTGGTTCGTCATCTCCTCGCACTGAATCCACCTTGCAGCACAGACCGCGTAACGCTCGATAAGTTGCGGTGAAACTATCGCCGTGCAACCTATCTTCTTCAACCACTGCCAAGTCTCCGTGTAGATTTCCTTGGCTTGAAGTTCGCCGCCATCTCGCTGCTTGGCGGAAAGGAACTCGTGAGGCTCGGGCATTACCACACCTTCCGTGTCGGGAATATCCAGAACCTTTATCGATTTCGCACCACCATCCGCAAGTTTATCAATGACAGGTTTCGGCTTTCTGCCCGCACCTTTTCTTGCACCGCCTTTTCCGCCGATGTTATTCGATTTTGTTGGCACAAAGCCACCTCCTTTATCACGCAAATGCGGATGATTTATTGAAAAATTGCAGGGTTTAATTACCCTTTTGATTTCAATATTTTTGCGTAAGAAACCCCACGCCGATGCCCAAATAAAACATCGCAGAGATTTAACCGCCCCTACCCCTAACGCTCGGAAGGATGGCGGTCACCAAGTTCGATATGGATTTTATTGTGGCAACTTCTGCACAAACTCATCAAGTTGCTGTCTGCGTTTGAACCGCCTCGGTTGACGGGTAAAATGTGGTGGACTTCTTCCACGGCTGTCAACCGCCCTTCTGCAAGGCATCTCTCGCAAAGCGGATGTGCTTTGACGTACCTTGCACGGATGCGTTTCCATTCCCTTCCATACTTCTTGTTATGGTTGGGACTGCGTTGATATTTATTATAACTGTTCGCTGCCTGGCTCTTGTGCTTCTCGCAGTAGGTTTCGTCCGTAAGGTTGGGACAGCCAGGGAAGGCGCATGGTTTTTTCGGTTTGTGCGGCATTCTGCCCTCCAAAAGAATGCGCTAAAATTTTATGCGCATTTCATTGCATAGAAAAAGGCTCGTGAGTTTTCGCCCACAAGCCTCCGTGTGATTTACCACGATACCATTTTAGCATAAAGGAATGTACCACGCAAGTTCCATTGATGTTCCATTGATGTTCCATCGTGTTCCACTCGTGTTCCACTCGTGTTCCATCGTGTTCCGACTTTTGCAAAAATAAAAAAAGACCGCCCTTTTTGAGCGGTCTACAATAAACATCTATGCAACTTATCATTTCTTCGTCAAAAAATTGACGATTGCATCTACTATTTCTGGATGCCAGGCACTTTCATTTAATGCTCTATTTCCAAATATCGAGAACTTTGCACCTTCATCGGTAGTCAACCATCCGTTAGCATAATGAACTAACAACCCCATTTTTTCCATTATCTTGTTTAAGGCGTTTACACTTTTAACATCAAATCCTTTGTTTTGGATTTCTTTAACGATGTCTCTTTTATATAAATCACCCTTAAAATTAAAAGCCATATCGTCCACCTTCCATTTACTGTTTTACCTTGGGAACGCCATCGACATATTCCCATTCGCCTGCCCAGTGTAACTCGCCTTTGAAACCATAGTCCCAATCATAGCCCAAATCTGTGCCTTTCTCGTGTTCGAGAAAAATGTCGGTCAAGTTTGCGCAGTCATTGAATACCGAATCGTCCATTCCTTTTACGCTTTTTGGAATGACCACATATTTCAAGTTATCGCAACACAAGAAAGCCTGCACATCAATGAAAGTTACGGTCTGTGGAATTCTCACTTCGCAAATATCGCTCAAATAAAATGTGCGGAAGGAAATCTCCTTTACTCCCTCGGGAATAATGACGATTTTATCCTTTCCCTTGTACTCCTGTAATATTCCTTGGCTGTCAATATCAAAATCTTCAATGTTGCTCATCTGTTCACCTTCTTTCCTTGCCATTATAGCAGATATCGGCTCAAATGTAAAGGCTTGAAAAAGCAAAAAAGGCACCGCATAACAGATTAAAAGGGTTTCCCCTTCGCCCCTGCCTCAAACGGTGCCAGTGCTATTATTATATTCATTTTTGCTTGCCTTGTCAATTCTTCGGAACGTCGATTTTTTCCAATGCCGCTTTATGCCAACGATTCGCCGTGGTTCTTCCTATGCAGAGTTTTGCACAAACCAAACCCCAGTCTAAATCTTGCAAATATCGAAGTATCAACAGCGCCTTGTAATCTTCGTTTGACAGCTTTTCAATTACTGCCGTTATTTCCGCTTGCAAGGCATCTCGCTGTTCTTTGAGCTTGTCAACCCTTTCTTCAAGTTCGAGAACCTTATGCACCATTTTGGTGAACGGAGCTTCCGTGCTGCGAGTTCTGCTTACTCTCGGCTCATCGTTTGAGGAACTTGCCGTAGAGCAAGCTGCTTCTCTGTAAAAGCCGATATTCATCTCTAGCTTTGCTATTTGTCTGCCAAGCACTGCCGCCTGCGACAAGTATTCCTCCTTTGTCATTTTACTGTTCTAACTCCTTCAACTTCGCTATGAATTTCGTTTGCGGAATAATCGATAAATCGAGAAACCATCCGCTTTTTGCAAAGTCCATTATGCGACCTTTTTCCTTTTCGGCTCTCGTCCGCATAAGTGACCCCTCGGGATAGGTCTTACAAATTTTCACGCACTGCTTATAGTCGGTTAATGCTTGCATCACTATCGCTGCCGCTAAACCCCTAACTCCTACGCTATCCATTGTTGATAACCTCCTCTGTAAATTTTCCGAGCTGATTGACTTCGATGAGTATTCCACATTCGTCTTCGTACACCCAGCTCTTTTCCGCAGTCTCTCTTACGACTTGCGCATCGTCTATCCAAAACCCTACTTCCGTCATACAGTCCTTGAGCATTTTTTCGAGATTGTCGGTATCGGGTTTCGTTATCCGCCACTCATTCGCCTTATGCGACTTACCTTTCGGAAACCGCCACGAGACTTTCAGCTCAATTGCACCCTCCATCGGTTCTTGCGGTTTGAAAGGTCGCAAATGCCGGATTATTTCCGCTTGCGCAACCTTGACATTTTCGGGTTTATAGAAGAACGGTCTTCCGCGCACTATCTTGACCTTGCGTTCCTGCGCCGTTACTGTCGGCGGAATCATCAAGAGAAAAATCTTCATTTCTGTTGCCTCCTCGTTTTTGTCAGAAAGGTTAAGAGCCAATAAACGGGAGGTGTTTGGGGATAGGACGGACTTTGAGTCCTATCCTACAAACCCTCTCCGTATTGGCGGCGTCAGTTGCTATTTATAAGCCCTTTCTGCCAGTTTTTTTCTGCCGCCAAAATTGCGC